CAATTTATAAGCCAATTCCAGATTGATTCATTGAAAAATCTAGGTTTTAATTTTATTTTGAAAAATGATCAATTTATTTTTGAAAATCATCATGTTAACTTGATAACTATCCAAAAATTTCTTAATGATCCCAATTCTCGTAATCTTAGAAATCATCGAATAGTTTATTCAGGAATTGAGGATATAAAACAGGATTTAAAAAATTATTTTACTATTATCGCAGAGAATGGACATTGCACATTAGGTGATGATCAAGCACCAAACTCATATTGCATATACGGAGATCCTGCATTTGATACACTTATGCTAATGACTTCTTCAATTGTAGAAGAACATTTAAATAATAAAGTTATTCCACAATATACTTACGCAAGAATTTATTTCAAAGGTTCAATTTTAGAAGAGCATATTGATAGACCAGAATGTGAGATATCGGTTACAATTTCTCTAGGAGGAGAATATAATAATCTATGGCCAATATGCATAAAAGATTATGAAGACAACACAAATTGTATAAAACTTGACAGAGGTGATGCGATGATTTATCATGGAAGAGATTTAAAACATTGGAGAAATAAATTTAATGATGTCTCACAGTATCAAATATTTTCTCACTATGTATATGCTGATGGAAAGTATAAAGATAGATTATTTGATGGAAGAAAAAATATAGGATTGCCATGAAACAATATAAGACACCATTAAGATATCCTGGTGGCAAGTCTCGTGCTTGTAAAAAGATGGAACCTTTCTTTCCAGACCTTAGAGATTATGATGTTTACTATGAACCATTTTTAGGTGGTGGTAGTGTGGCATTACACATTACAAAAAAATATCCTAAACTCAAAATTGTTGTAAATGATTTGTATGAACCATTGTATAACTTCTGGTTAAGATTACAAGTTGATGGTGACTATGTTCATAGTCAATTACAACAACTAAAATCAAGATATCCTGATCGTGGTTCAGCAAGAGGATTGTTTGAAGATGCAAAAGAAAAATTATATGACTTAGATGTATCAGATAAAGACCGTGCTGTTTGTTTTTATATCATAAACAAATGTTCTTTTAGTGGTCTTACTGAATCATCATCATTTTCAGAACAAGCAAGTGATGCGAACTTCTCAATGAGAGGAATTGATAAGTTACCAATGTATACTGAACTCATTAAGAACTGGTACATTACAAATGTTGATTATCGTCATATGTTAGGAGATGGAGAAAAAACATTTGTATATCTTGACCCACCATATGATATCAAGGATAATTTGTATGGTAAGAAGGGTTCTATGCATAAAAAATTTAATCATGATAATTTTGCAGAAAGTTGTGAAATATATAATTGTGATATGTTAATCAGTTACAATTCAGACCAATTAGTTAAAGACAGGTTTAAAGATTGGAATTGTGCTGAATTTGATTTAACATATACCATGCGTTCCGTAGGAGAGTATATGAGAAATCAAAAAATAAGAAAAGAATTACTTCTCTTCAATTACAATACAGGAGTTTTTTAATGGACGAAAGACCATCAGACATGTATCAAGACATGAAGAAACTTAATATGCTCTACGAAGAGATGTGTTGGGATAATGAGGATATTATTGAGTTTTATCCTGACTATGACAGTAATACAATTATCATTCGTAATAAAACTATGGATGAGGAAATGATTAGCGGATAGTATGTCAGAATTTATTCAACGTCATATCGGACCTTCAGAATCAGAGCAACGCAAAATGCTCACTGATTTAGGTCTATCTACCATTGATGAATTGGTAAGGGAAATTGTTCCAGATACGATATTACTTCGTGGTGATAGCAACTTACCAGAAGGGTGTAGTGAACAACAGGCACTTACAGAATTAAAAGAAATTGCTGAACATAATATTGTAAAAAGAAGTTTGATAGGTCAAGGATATTATGGAACTATTACACCACCAGTAATACTACGAAATGTATTTGAGAATCCTGCTTGGTACACATCTTATACTCCTTATCAGGCAGAAATATCACAGGGTAGATTAGAAGCATTATTTAATTATCAAACTCTTATTACAGAACTCACTGGACTGCCAGTTGCAAATGCATCATTACTAGATGAAGGCACTGCAGCTGCAGAAGCAATGTTACTTGCACATAGTCAAAGTAAGAAAAAAGATTTTATAGTTGACGACAAAGTATTTCCACAAACATTAGAAGTATTACAAACAAGAGCAAAACCATTAGGTATTAATATAATTAAAATTGATTTTGATAAATCTATACCAATCGCTTTCTTTGCTGATGCTTTTGGAGTTATTGTACAACTACCAAATAGTCACGGTAATTTAAGACATCGAAATGGATTATTAAGATTAGCAGAAGTTTGTAAATGTATGAAGATTGCGATTGTTGATCCACTTGCACAGGTTCTTATGCAACCTGTAGGTGAAATGGGTTTCGATATTGCAGTAGGTAGTATGCAAAGATTTGGTGTACCAATGGGATTTGGCGGACCACACGCAGCATTCTTTGCAACAACAGACAAATATAAAAGAAAAATACCTGGTAGGATAGTAGGACAGTCTGTAGACGCTCAAGGTAACAAAGCACTACGATTAGCACTACAGACCAGAGAACAGCATATAAGACGAGATAAGGCAACATCTAACATTTGTACTGCACAAGCTTTACTTGCAAATATGGCAGGATTTTATGCTGCATATCATGGAGCAGAAGGTCTCAAAAGAATTGCAACTCGTATTCTGACTTATCGTGAAATATTAAAAAAAGGATTAACTTGGTTGGGTATTGAAGTTGATGATACGGAAGGTTTTGACACAATCAGATTTAAAAGTTTTCTTGCAGTTGAAGGATATAATGTTCGTTATGAAGATGACCATACTATCATCACTTTAGATGAACTTACCACTCTTGAAGAGATACAAACTCTTATTAATTCACAACAAGATTTAGTGAATAAAAATGATACTATAGATCATATTGTTGAAGCAGTTGGGAGATACAAATGGAAGTATGTTCCAGAAAGAACTCAACCTTGGTTAAGACAAGATGTTTTCAATAAGTATCAAAGTGAAACAAATATGATGAGATACATTAATGAATTAGTATCTAAAGATTTTTCACTTGTAAATGGTATGATGCCACTTGGTAGTTGCACAATGAAACTTAATGCAGCATCAGAGTTAATGCCAGTAAGTTGGAATGAGTTTGCAAATATGCATCCATTTGCACCTGACCATCAAACACTTGGTTATCAAAGAATAATGTTTGATTTGCAAGAATGGTTATGTGATATCACTGGTTTTGAAGAAGTATCATTACAACCAAATGCAGGTTCACAAGGAGAGTATGCAGGTTTACTTGCGATACAAGAATATCATCGAAGTAATGGTGATACAAAAAGAAATGTATGTTTGATACCTACAAGTGCACACGGAACTAATCCTGCATCAGCAGTGATGGCAGGTATGAAGATTGTTCCCGTCAAATGTGATGATGAAGGTAATATAGATTTAAAAGATTTAGAAAAACAAGCAATAATGAATACCTTTGAGTTGTCTTGTATTATGATTACATACCCATCAACTCACGGTGTATTTGAACCAACCATCAAAGACATCTGTAGAATCGTGCACGATAATGGTGGACAAGTGTATCTTGATGGTGCAAATCTAAATGCTCAAGTCGGATTAGCAAAACCTTGTGAATATGGTATTGATGTATGCCATATGAATTTACATAAAACATTTTGTATTCCTCACGGTGGTGGTGGTCCTGGTGTCGGTCCTATCGGTGTTGCAGAACATCTTGTTCCTTTTATGAATCATCGTGTATCAGCAGCTATTCAAGGTAGTGCATCTATACTACCGATTAGTTGGATGTACATTCGTATGATGGGTGCGAACGGATTAAGAAAAGCAAGTGAAGTATCTCTACTTACTGCAAATTGGTTAGCACATAAAATTGAACCTTCATTCAAAGTTTTGTATAAAGGTGCAAATGGTAGAGTTGCTCACGAATGTATATTTGATTGTCGTAACTTACCCGTAACAGCAGAGGATGTAGCAAAGAGATTAATGGATTATGGTTTTCATGCTCCGACATTATCATGGCCAGTTTTAAATACTATGATGGTAGAACCAACTGAAAGTGAATCATTAGATGAATTACAGAGATTTGTGAATGCGATGGAAATAATTC